TGAGTCAAATAAGAAGATCTTCTCGACAGTAAAGCACTTATAGTTTTCTCTTCTTAGAACAGAGATGTCCCTGATCTCTATTTCGTTATCAAGGTCCAAGCCAGAATCGGTATAGCAATAAAAGCTACAACATCCGTCATAATATCTCCGAATAGACCTGTATAGCCTATTGACGTACTCGGGTCCATACTTATCTCCCCACTTTAAGCATATGAAGTTAACCATCGTAGTTGATGTCGTCGATCATGTCTTTCCAGATGTTCTCATCGTAGATGATGTAGCTGAAAGTTAATCGAGGTGTGTTAGTTCCTGCGCAGTGCCAGAAGATCTTCTCCGGCTCTTTGTCAGAACCAAAGTACCCGACTTTGCAGTTCCAACCTCTCTGGTCAGGGAAGTTGTTGAACACCTTATTGACGTGATCGTAGTGCTTGAAGTACCCATCTCCGCCGGGGTTACATGACAGTATGATGTTGTACCCAGCAGCGTTGCAGTTGTTGTGCCATCCTATGTAGCCGCCTGACGGGTAGAACATCTGCAATGCGCTGTTCCTAGCTCCAAAGAACGTCATGAGCTCATCGTTGGTCTTATGGCACTGGTCAAGAAGCTCCGTGTCCTGAATGTACTTCCTGTCGTAGTGGAGCTCAAGACCAAAAGAGTGCCTAGGAAAGCCGTACTTCAGCGGTGTATCTAGTCCTGCAAACAAGTACTCATCACTCAGCGCAGTGGGTCCCATCTCTTTAGTCGTGACGTCTTTCATCTTCGGGTTGCTACCGATCAGCGGCTCTAGGTGAGAGAAGTCTCGGCCGTAGAAGAAGTCGCTGAACTCAGTTAAAATCTTCAGAAGATCTGGATTGAGGCTTGAGAATGACTGCATTTTCTTTCCTTATTCCGGGAATAGTATAGTGGTAGACGATCTGCTCTAAGTCGTAGTAGTCTTTGTACTTCTCTCTTCTCTCTTCAAGCAGGTATATGAAGTTGTAGGAAGTACCACCGTTTGGAAAGAAGTCGTGCTTTATATCCCTGTACTTCGGGTACTTATAGAGAAGGTACCACATGGTGAACTGGTCCCATGGTTTCATCTTCTCGCTGTACTCTGCGAATATGCTTTCTTTCCATTCGCATTTTTGCTGGTACTGGTAGAACTCGTACCAGTCCCTCATCAGCTGTATCGTTAGTGGATCGCTATTGTAGAGGACCACACCACCATGATAGTGGAGGTTATTTTCATCATCGATATATACGTCCTTGGAAACTTGTGGTATTATCTTAGTGAACATTATATCACAGTCTCCAAGAATGTCAAACACTTTTTTGATATTCTCAGATCTAATTTCAGTATCAGAGTCCATGTAGAACGTGCGGTCAAACGGCGTTCTCGCCATTCCGTACATCTTCGCTCTCTCGTTGACCGGAATGCCAGTCTGCACGTGATCGAAGTACTTCTCGTCTGATTTTTTTAAGAACTTCTCATGAGTGAAGAGTGCGATCTTAGCTTCTGGGTAGTAGTCCCGAAGAGATACCGCAGAGTTTATCGCCGCCCTATAGAACTCACTGTTGCACGAAGCAACGTACACATAACCACAATTCATATATCACGTATTTGCTGAAGCTGTGTTGTCCGTATTAGCGAGAGGATCTTCTAGCATGTGGAGAAGCGCAGTGTAGGTGTACACTTCGGTCATCGTGCTCGCCCTGCGGATCTTGTTCTTTATGTCGCGGTTCTTTGAGTTCTTCACGATGTCCATATCAAAAGCCTCAGCTTTAACGTTGAATAGGGCTTCTTTAGCAGCCCTCTCTATGTTTATCTTCTGCTGCTCAGCTCTCTCTTGCTTCCTGCGCATGTGATCTGCTAGGGCGTCATCTGCTGCTTTATCTAAGTACTCAGTTCCAAACGTCTCGATGATCTCTTTCCAATCAGGATTCTGGATATCGCCGACGTTAGTTATCGACGCGGCCATCTCCCTACCGTCATCGTACCTGAATGTTGCTAAGATGTGCGTCTTCTTATCATTCGCCCATCTAGGATTGATGATCTGTCTTGCCATATTAAGCGGTCCTTACCCATAAGTAGACTGTTGAAATTGTTGGGCTGTCACTATTTAACGTCTGTCCAGAGAAGCTCGTGCTATAAGCTTTACTGTAAGTTAAGCTAACTAGTCCTGAGTACACACCGGTGTAAGCAAGAGCGTTATAAGCTCCAGTATAGCTCAGAAGATAGTTACCCAAGTAAGAGCCCGATCGCGTGACGCCACCAAAGTATCCGTTATACGATGCTTGATAAGATCCGCTATAAGAGCCAGTAAACGTCTTGCTATATACGCCGGTATAAGTTCTAGTATAAGCGCCGGTGTAGTTTCTAGTATAAGCGCCCGTATAATCTTTGGTGTAGTTGAGAACGTACGCTGTATCGGTCGCTGTCCTGCGAGTGTCTAAGAAGGCCGTACCTGACGATACCCAAGTTCCACCTGATGCTGGAGCGGTAGCTTGAACTGAGTACTTGCCGATGCCTGTCGAGACTATCTGGTTCCTAAGGCGAGCAGTGAGTGTCTGTATCTCAGCGTCCGACATCTCCTTGATCGACTTCGGAGTAGTAGTCGCGTCTAGCTTTATGGTCCTAACCGTAGATGGAGAAGAAGCTGGAGCCGTCTTTCTCCATAGCTGCGTGGTATTAGTCGTAGCTGAGTCGAGAGTATTCGTGATCGTAGAGATCGATACCCAAGTACCGCCAGTTGGAGTAGTTGGCTGCAGAGAGTAGAAGCCAACACCAGTAGCTACTAAGTTAGCAAGAGCTTTTGATACGAGGTCTGCATTTAAGTTAGCGTCAACTTGCTCTTTTAGACCCGCAGAGTACTCAACTGGCCTAGTCAGCGACTCAGCCGCAGAGCCCTGATCTTGATAGAAAGTGTAAGTTACTGATAGGGGAGTAGTACCGACCGGATGCGCTCCAGGAAGAGCGTTGATGTACGTATCAGTAAATGTACCTATTGATGTTAGTCCAGTAGTGCTAGCTGGGTTAACGGAGAGAGTTCCAACACCGGTCTGCGTTCCAGCGAACGTAGTGAGCATCTGGTTTATAGCATACTCAAACTCAGTTCCCGACATTTCTTTAAGAGAGACTGGAGATGTAGCCGTGTTTATTTTAAGGGCAGTTGCCATCTACTAATCTCTTATGGGAATACTTGAGTACCGGATGCGTCGTATACTTTCAGCGTCGTTGCGGTAGTCATCACGTTAGCGCCATTCAGTGTAATCTGGTTTGCTGATATATTTGTATTTACCGAAGAGTTTCCGATGAAGTGCACTGAGGTATTAACTAAGCTATTAGCTCCAATGTATATACCGGAAGCGTTTGCAGTAAGAGAAGTACCTACCGTGTACGATGCAGCATTGACGGTTCCAGTATGGTAGAGACCGGTGACGTTAGCGACGAACGGCGTTGCGGTCGTGTTGGTGAAAGTCAGCGACGTAGAGTTCAGTATCGCGTTGACAGTCGAGTTGCTTGAGACTAAGTAAGCTGAGGTGTTTGCCCTGAGTAGGGTACCTACGTTGGCGTAAGACGCTGCGTAGAAGATATCGGCGTTCGCTTGGGTCTGTACGTTTATAGCGTAGACGTTCGCGAGAGTTGAGTTAGCCGTGAATGCAGTTCCAACCGAGAATGAGTTCGCGTTAACACCCTGAGATACGTTAGCGAATCCAGTGATGGTCGTGTTTCCAGCAGAGAGCGTAGTGCCTATTGTCGCTGACGTTCCAACTTGAAGAGAAGTAGTAGCGTTAGCGAAGCCCGTGATCGTCGTGTTGCCGGCTGCTAGAGTTGTTCCGATCTGCGCCGACGTTCCTACTTGGAGAGTAGTGCTGACGTTCGCGAAGCCCGTGATCGTAGTGTTACCTAGTCCAGAAGCTCCTGTTGTCTGGAGACTTCCAGAGAAGTCGATGTTGTTGGCGTAGAGGTTGAACCTCTTAGTAGTAGATCCGAGAGCTACTCCAGCGCTGTTGGACAGCGGGTAAACGCCCGTGTTGTTCGCTTGGAAGTTCGTAGTCGTGTAAGAGGCAGCGTTCACAGTTCCGGTGTGGTAGATGCCCGTGGTATTAGCCATCAGAGCGTTAGCTGATGAGTTGCTAATTCCAATTGAGCTAAGAGCTGAGAAAGTTCCCTCGGCTCTGACCGTGTCGACCGGAGCTGTGTTTCCGAAGCCGGTATTAGGTACAGTCGCGCTTCCGGTGATCGTCATGACGACTGCGTTGGCTACACCGAGATGAAGCGGTGGGATCAGTGTTGAGTTAGCGGTAGTTCCAAGGAGGAACGAGTTCGCCAGAGTTCCAGTGTAAGCTCCACCGATGCCGTTGTTACCAGCACCTATAACGAAAGCTAAGATTCCTAGGTTAGCTGATCCCTTAGTTCCCATTCTCAAGTAAGCGCCGGATGTGAGCGAGTTGGCTGTACCTGCGCTGTCGCCCTGTATCGTTACCGAAGCGGTGTTCTGCGACTTGATGAGTATCGGGTTATTCTGGTTATTATTAGCAGAGGTATCAAATGTCGTCGTATTAGAGAAGATGTAAGAGGTATTTGGATTAACAACTTGCGACATGTTGTACTGGTACTCCCAGTACGTCGCTGAGCCATTGCTCAAGAGAACTTGACCGGTGGCGCCGTAGCTACCGTTTGCCTGTAAGCCCACTGGTAGAGATGTAGATCCAAGTACTAAGTTGCCACTAAGAGAAGTATTTCCAGTCACTTGAAGTGAGGAGCTGATGTTGGCGAACCCGGTGACTGTCGTATTTCCAGCAGCCAGAGTATTATTGAGAGTCGTAGCTCCGGTAGCGTCGATGGTGTTCGCGCTTATCACCACTCTCTTAGTAGAGGACCCGACTGCCGTACCGGCAGAGTTCGAGAGTGGATACACGCCGGAGTTATTTGCCGTGAAGTTGGTAGTAGTGAACGAGGCTGCGTTCATCGTGCCGGAATGATATGCTCCGGTATTGTTGGCTATGAACGCTCCGTTAACGTTCAAGTTGCCAGCAGAGAGGGTCGAGTTGACCGTGCTGTTTCCAATAAAGAGCGCTGAGGTGTTAGCTTGAACGTTGGCTCCAACGTTCGCGGACGTGGTCGCAAAGAGCGTAGCGGTGTTCGTCTGGTTGACTACGTTGAGCGCTATAGCATTTACGAGAGATGCATTCGCGGTGAATGCGGTGCCGACTGCTAAGTTGGCAACTCCGATACTGACGTTAACTGAGGTATTACCAATCGAGATGCTGGTCGCGTTGGCTACTAGACCATTTGAGGTAGAGTTTATAGTGGAGAAGAAGAAAGCAGTTGAGTTGATAACATCGCTCGACCCAACACTAAAAGATCCAGCGTTTACTGTACCAGTATGATATAGTCCAGAAGAGTTAGCAACAAATGGAGTAGCTGTGGTGTTAGCCTGCGTGATGCTCGTCGCCGTGATGATCGTGTTCACAGTTGAGTTACTTGAGACCAAGTAAGCTGAGGTGTTTGCCTGAACGTTGGCTCCAACGTTAGCTGAGGTAGCTGAGAATAGAGTTGCCGTATTAACTTGGCCGGTGATGTTTATCGCCGCGGCGTTCACCAGAGTTGCGTTAGCCGTGAACGTAGCTCCTACTGAGTACGATCCTGAGTTCGAAGAAGTTGAGTTAACGAATCCAGAGATAGTGGTATTTCCAGAAGAGAGTGTGGTTCCTACTTGCGCTGAAGTTCCAACTTGAAGAGTAGTCGTGACGTTAGCAAATCCGGTTACTGTAGTATTACCTGAAGCGAGTGTGCTACTTATGTTCGCGAATCCGGTGATGGTCGTGTTACCAGCTCCAAGAGTCGTAGTTACGTTAGCTGACGTTCCGACTAAGAGAGTCGTAGTTACGTTCGCGAAGCCAGTGATCGTCGTATTTCCAAGAGCAGCCGTATTGGATACTGTTAGAGCCCCGTTGACCGTCGCGGTTCCCCTGAGAGTCGTAGCTCCACCGACGTTGGCTGTAGACGAGACGTTGATGTACCCAGTGATGTCGGTGTTACCTGACACAACGACGTTAGATACGTAGAGCTTGGAGGTGATGTTGACGTTGGAGGTAGGAGTTAGATATACGTCGTTAGCGCTTATGTTGACGTTCGAGGTAGTGCTGTTTCCACTCACTGAGATATTAGTAAGAGTGGAGTTCGCCCCTACGATCGTGTTTCCGTTAATGTCGAAGATCGCGTTTAAGTTAGCTGAGGTGACGTTGATGTCGACGTTCGTTGTAGTCGAGTTTCCAGTTAACTTAAAGCTCTGCGAAGTTGAGTTTCCGTAGAGGTAGGTATTTCCAGTCACTGCCGTATTCGAGGTGACGTTCACCGATGCGGTGTTCACGGTCAAGACCGTTCCGCTTATTCTGGTATTAGCCGGATTGATGGTCACCACGTTTCCGGTTATGGTCGTGGTGAACTGGCCTATAGTTGAGTTTCCAGTTATGACTAGAGTGTTAGCTCCAGGATACGGCACAATGTAGAGGTTGCTGGTAACTCCGAGATTGTTACTCGTAGATGTATTACCACCGTTTATCGTGTTCGCGTAGAGAACGTTAGCAGTCAGGGCGTTCCCGACAGCGGCGTTTCCAGCAGCAGTATTGGAGTTCGTAGTGACCGTGTAGTTAGCGAGAGCATTTGCGAGCTGATTTACTTTCGTGATCAGACCACCATATGTATCCGATGTGGTATCTACGTTCGCTACTATTATAGTCATTTAAGTTTCTCTATTAGCTGTGTTAATAGGCTCTTGATGTCGGCCACTTCTTGCTTAAGACTATTTATTTCATCTAACTTAGTCTTCTCTTTTTGGCGACGAAGTTTGTACGCTTCTAGAGCACTATTATCTACGTTGACGATAGCTCCTGGGATCTCAGGACTCCTCACGAAGCCATCGGTTGGTAAGATCTTGGCCATATCAGATCTGCAGAGCTATGGCTCTCATATCATTGAGCTTTGGTACTCTAGATCCGTCCGCCGCTGTCAAGACTATCTTGATCGCGAAGTACTTGTATCCAGTGTACCTACTTCCAGAAGTGCTGTAGTACTCCACGATACCGCTGTTGTCTGGGTTGCTGTAAGCGGTATTCTTTATTGATGGAAGGTAAGCTTTTAGAGTATGAAGTGCCGTTGCGTTCGATGTCGCGTTGATCGCGAGTGCCGTGCCATCTTGCGATGCGGATAGACATAGAGCCGTTGAGTTAGCTGAGACGACATAGTAGAATGTCTGGTTAGCTAGTCCCGGAAGAACCGGATCATCTACTTCCGGTCCCGGCCTATAGTACTGCACGACGTTGTTATTCACGAACGGGTTATTGGTGATCAGTATGAAATCGCTGGTGCTATTAACAGCAGCATTTGCCGAGAATGTAGCGGTAGTCGCTGCTGTATTAGCGAACCCGAACTCGTACTCTTTAATATCGAGTGTAGATGAAGTTGAGCTGTATATGTCGCTAGTTCCATTTAAGTAGCTCATCTGCGTCCAGTTCTTATTCTCAAATATATCTGGATCTGTGGCTGCTTGGAACTTTCCATACACCGTGATGTCGGTGTTCTGGGGACGATGCGCTCTCAAGTATATCTTGATGTCCTCTGCGTCTTGTCCATCAGCTAAGACTATGGTCTTTGAGATGTACCTGCAAACAGCATTACCGTGATTGGTGTACTCATTGGTCTTATCGTTGTTGATGAGATTCTCGATCATCAGCGCGGACTTCCTTCTCAAGTCAATGACCGGAGCTGAGTAGAATCCAGTCGCTGATAAATTAGCTCTCAAGAAAGTCGTCTTATTATTAGCTGCGCTGTTCTTTTCATTTGTCCTGCTGACAATTATCCTGCTCTTATCTATGTTCTCATTTGGCTTATCTGATTGTACTGAAGACCAAGTTGAGTCAGTTGAGTAAGAAGTATCAGTTCCCTTGAAATCATATGTTAATGAAGTTCCAGCAGGAGCTATAGCGCCGAACCTAGGTACGATGGTGTGGTATGTATAGTTGTCTACTGTGACCACGTTTGCTAGAGCTATGAGAGTGCTGTTAGATAGAGATGTGTTCGTAACCGGCAAGATCCTGTGAATCTCTACTTTAGGATTAGTAGTATTTGAGAACCCAGCGATCGCACTATCTAAGACAATAGTTCCGTTGGTCTCATCGTACGATTGTATGACACCAAATGGAGATCCAGTTAAAGTGATCGCAGTATTTGAAGTTGAGTTCTGCGTGTATACCACGTCACCAACTTGAATACCAGTAGAGGAGTTGATCCTCACGATGCTGTCAAGAGTTAAGAACTCATCGTCTTCGTTCCTGAACACAGCAGATCCAGAAGCCGCAGTGAACCTAGCTCTGTACAGCTTAAACTTAATGTCTTCTTTCTGTATTGGTGTCCAGCTTGACTTATTAGCTGACACGAACATCATGCCTGAGTACGAGTCAGTAAAGATGTTCTTTCCAGAAGCGATATCAACGCCGCCGGTCTCAGCTACCCAGAGAAGAGGCTCCGGTGAGTTGCCCTGTGGGACGACGATGTAGGCGTACTCTTTGTTGTTCAAGATGTAAATAGGAGTCTCAAATTCAAATACTGTCTCTAAGCTCGCGTCATCGCTGACCTGAATCGATGACGCCGGCAGGAATGCTTGCCCAAGAATTGTGTTCTTATCTGGGAACCCAGTGGTCGTCTCACATAGCTGCACGAAGATGCCGAGAGTTGGGTCTTTTGCTTTAAAGTATAGACCAATCTTGGTTATATATGACCCCTCGCTAACGCCAGTAGCTGGGACTTTAAATGACTGAGCGATCGGATCATCATCGCCGGAGTCATTTCCGTTGTTGCTATCGTCGCCGCCACCGCCGCCGCCATCATTTGGCGGATCTGGCGGATCTGGTGGTCTAACAAAGCTAGTAGATGACTGGTAAGTTGTAGAAGAAGAAGTAGTAGTAACTTTTCCGCTGGTGACCTTGATAGATGGGTTGATAGTCGTGAGAGTTACTGACTCTTTCGTGACTGCAAGAGCAGACGCTGTAAATACTGCTACAGCCTTTGTCAGCTGTGCGTTCGCTCCAGTATCTAGGTTGTCGACGTTAGTGAGTAAGAACTCCCTATCGCCGGTCCTGAATGTAGCTGCTGGTATCCTGAAGATTCCAGAGACACCGCCAGTTGAGTTAGCCACGAGAGCTGTGCCAAGAGGCGCCGACGGAGTGCAGAAGTAATGTGACCTAGTCGTGAAGGCCGAATCTCCTCTCGTAGTTGATAGGGGAGTTCCAGGAGCGACGCTAGCGTCGACGTTGACCCTATCAAAGAACGCGTGAACTTTAGAGTTCGGCTTCAAGTTCATAGCGTTGAAGCTGATGATCTGCTCTCTGATGTAGGGGATGATGGACACATCTTGAACGAAGTTACCAACTTTCTGCTCTACTTCAGTAGTGGTTACTTTTGTGTTAGTTACGTTAGCAGTAACCGAAGTCGTCGTCGTGATGGACGTGTTGGTCTTAGTGTAAGTTCCACCATCGGCATCCCAGCTCGTCTTGCTCACTACAGATGAAGATGTTTTTGACGTGGTGTCTAGAACGTCGTAGTTAGTTCCGAACACCGAGTTAGCGAAGTCTTTCCAAGGCTGGCTCAAGTCAACTTTTAAGTTCACTGCCGGAGCGTTGGTGGTATCATTGTGATAGTCTGATTGTGGTAGAAGATCGACGTGCCCGTTCCACTGCCAGATAGACTCCGTGCATACCCTGTACTTAGAAGCATTAAGCTGCTGAGCGAATACCTCGTCAGTGTAGGGAAGAGTCAAGAACATTCCGCTCTTCTGGATATTAGTCGATAAAGATGGAACGTACTGGAGATCTAGAGGGTGCTCTTTGAACTTAGGCCTCATCACCGACTCACCGGTGTCTTTAGCGATAGAGTAAGCTGGATCTCCTACTTGGCCGTTGTCGTGTGAGTTGAAAGGCTCAGCGAAGATTCCGTTCTTGAACCTATCTGCTCCAGTAGTATCGCTAGGAATGCTAGTAGACTTAGCAGCCTGCTCGAGCTGAGATAGAACGGTGTAGTACTCAAGGCGGCTGATCCTGTCCTCAAGTACTCCGATCTCCTCCATCGTGTATCTTCTATTAGATCTCAAGATGATCTTAGTCACCAGATCAGATCTGTTAGAAGCTTCTCCCTCACTAGTAGTAAGAGATGGGAAAGCTGGAACTGCAGTCTCAGCTATAACGCTACCGTCACTTATATTAAGAGGAAGTCTAGCATTGAGCTCTGGATTACCTTGAATTACTTTGATAGTACCACCTGGGCTGGTAATAACTAGATCTCTTCTTGGAAGATAGTACTCGTAGTCAGCTTGGAACACTGAGTCAGGCTCTGGTAAGTACTGCCCATAAGCGCTAACGCTGTAGGTGTTAGTGTTAGCGTATCCTGGATTAATCGTGATCCAAGTATTTGCTGGATCTGTGTTGGCAGTGCCATTCGAGTTGCCAACTGAATTAGCGGTATTTGCTTTATATGGCCTGAAGTCGATAGCATCTCTCAAGTCAAGAGTGCCACCGTTCTTTAGAGTATAGGATGGAATATCAGCTAGAGTGATAGTAGTCGTGTTCGAAGTTATACCATCGGTGCTAACTGGATACGAGTCAACCGAGAAGAAGCCAATACCCGCTGAGGTGTTAGCCGTGAAGTGATTGAGCCTGACTAAGATCTTAGATGAAGCTGTGATCTGGCTAGCTTTGCTTGGCTTTATTGAGATCGACGCTACATCGTACGCGTCATCTTTTTCACCATTGTTGATGTTGAACCAAGACTTAACGTCAGGTGTGGTATTAGAGTATGCAGTGCTCACGTGAATCTTATCGATGCTATGCACATCTGGGAACCCAAGTGACCACGGACCTGCAGTACCGCCAGCATTATTAGAGCAGTCGATCTTCACGTACCTGTACTTGTTTATAACTTTCTTAGTAGGAACGGCTAGAGTACGCTGGACTGGATACTGAGCGTACATGGTGTTTCCAGAACCATAGTCAAAAGTTATTCCACTGGTAATCGTGAAGGTGTTCGCGGCTTGGTTAACTGACAGCATCGAGTCTGTGATGTTGAGAATAGAACCGTCAGCGTAGTAGTGCTGCATCTTATAAGCTGAGTAAGTTGCAGATCCGTTTGCTGTCAGCGTCATTGAGGTATTTGATGTCACTGAGCTGATCGTAGCAATCCAAGAAGCCGTTGAGTTCGAGAACCTTATCGCATCTCCAGATTTGAAGTCAGTTTGGAATGTAGTCGTAGATCCAACTACTATCGGGCTAGTGGTGTTCGCGCTCGCAGTACCGGTAACGTTGCTCGAGTACGAGTTCTGAGTAAAGCTTATCTGGTAGTCCCTAGCAGTACCATCGTAGAGCCTCTCAGTACCGCCGGCTCCTAAGCCGCCGCTCAGCGTGAACGTGAAAGTACCATTTGAGTTTAGAGTAGTAGTCGAAGTGTTCCTGTAGATGAAGCTGGTATCAACACTTCCTCCAGTAGGAGTCAAGCTCTTCGTAAATGTAACACCTGAGCTGAAGACTAGAGGAGTTAAAGTGCTGTCCATCAGAACAGCTTGGCTGCCTATATCGAGTACTATGTCGGCTTTAAACTTAGGAGCTGAGCTCTTATAGAAGCTCTTAGCGTCATTTCTAAATGATTTACCAGTGATCATCCTGATGTTGAAGAGATAGAGGTAGTACTGGCAAGTGCTCTGGCCTTTAGTTCCTGAGTAGTACACCATTGACTTGATATTAGCGTAGCCGATCGCGTTTCCAGTTGCTCCAGATGAGATACCACCTAGACCAGATACGGCGTTCTGTGGAGCATCATAGATTACAACCTCGCCTAAGTTATCTAAATCGGGAACACCAACGACGTCATCTACGAATATGTAGTTTCCATAGTTCGCGGTAATTGACTGGTTCTGAGTAATGGCAGTGGTAGTAGCTCTTGGTACTTGCTTCCTCACTGTGCTCAGCAGCTCTATTCTAGTTCCTTTAACATAAGACACACCTGGAGATATCTCATAAAAGAACGCAGCTGAGTTTCCAGATACAGGAGATGTCTGAACCGTGAATGGCTTTAGAGTATAGTTACCGGACTCCTCGAAAGTCCTGGTCGCCATCACACTCGCTATCTTGTTATAAGATGAGTCTGGGTTCCTATTAACTATTAAGTTTCCGTTGTCAAACTCAGCGATTCCAAAGAACGTGTTCGACACGGATCCCTTGTCGTACGGAACTAACACGGGATCTAGCTTGAGTCTGTGCGCTCCAGGAGCGTTGTAGTTAGTAAATCCCTGAGCATTGTCGTTCAATGAGGAGTCTTGGTTCTCATTAACGATAGACTCGCGCGTCTCAAAGCCAACGATCATGTTATTTGGATTGCTGACGTGCCTACTAACGACCGTGACCTGCCTACTTACTTTCTGGAAGAAGCCCTTGCTGTATACGACACCCTCGGAGATTCCAAAGCAGTACCCATTTCCAGTAGAATTAGTAGATGAGTTAGAGGTGTACACATTTATCGTTGCCGCTAAGTAAGACCCATTCAGCGTACCTAGAGCGGTCTGGTTAGCGTTGTAGATGTAGAGCGTTTCACCATTTGAGAACGAAGTGACGTCGTTATTTCCGGCAGTCTTTCCAGTATAGTAGTAGTTCAAGTAGAGCTGGTTGGTGTTAGGGTAAGTCGACACGAAGCCCGTCTGCGCAGTGAGCACCGTAGCTCTAACTGCGTTCGCGTTCGTACCGTTAGTTATGATGTACTTTCCAGTCGCTAGGTCCGTGATGGCCACGTTTCCAGTGAGTAAGTTGTCCACCAACCTCACGAACTGGGTATTGGCGTAGTTGTTGATCGCGACGCCGTCTACGATCGACCCGTCTTTAAAGATGTTGTCACCGAACCTAGACAGCTGCTTCTGGATGATGGTCTGTAGCTGAGTTAACTCTCTAGCTTGAACCGCGAAAGCTGGCCTGAACAGGATCCTATAGAACTTCTTATCTTCATTGAAGTCATCATAGTAAGTAGTGGACAGAGTGGTTAATGTAGCATTACTTAGTTCGGACATCTTTATTCCTTAAATAGCGATCAACAGCTTTACGGTCTCAGTTGTCGTATTAGATCTTTGAATTGGCGTGAAGTAATCGTAGTAGAGAACTTCATTTGTGTACTTATTTATATCAGGATTTGACAGCGCGATTACTGTTCCAGTAGCTCCTGATGTCTGGCCAGTAACTACCTCAGATGCCAAGAACGTTCCATGGAGGTAGGAGAACTCAACATAAGAGCTGTTCGACCAAGCCGCGATCGCGTGAGTGTTCGAGGTACCACCGATCATCAGCTCACCTTCTGTGTAGATCTTAGTCGGCGCAGTAGTGATAGTCGCCGTCATAGAGTAGAGAGCGTTATATGCGTTGTTCGCGTAGCCCAGAGATGAATTAGAGTAGTACTTGGGATTGTACACTATACCGGCTTTTCTGAACTTGCCGTGAGTAGACACGACAGACGACTCGTTGTTCGCGAAGTCAACCGACAGAGCTAAGTAAGCTGAACCTAACTCGGCAGCTTGGTTGTAACCATGACCGCCCTCTGGAGATAAGACCGCTCTCAGAGTAGCTCCTGATCCATAAGCTGGATTAGCCACGACGTTCGCTACGCAATAGGAGTATCCAGATCCGCGATTGAGGATGTTGATCGAGTTTATTGAGTACACATTTCCGGCTGTGCTGACATTAGAGTAAGCCTTGAGGCCAGTTCCATCGCCAGTAAAAGTTACTCTCGGTGATATGATGTACTGTGACGTCGTGTCGAGGACTGGGTTGTTCACTTGATCGTTAGTTGTTATGAAGTGACCCTGAGTGTTTACTGTGTAAGCCGTTATGTAAGTGAGCTGGCCAGATCCAGTTCCAGCTGACACGTAGAAACCGCTCGCAGTATAGTAGTCATTTGAGGTAGCCGTCGTTGCCGTCTCTACTTTGAATAATGTATTAGATACTACCTGCTGTATAAAGCCAGTAGCAAATCCCCTGTACCCAGTTCCGGCAGTCTCTACTTGAACGAACTCAATTGCTCCGTTCGACGCAGCTGACGTTATCGACGTGTTCGGATCAATGGGGATGTAAGATGAAGTTGAGAACTTAGCGTTATTGGTGCTTGACAAGGTGTACATGTACTTCCACACATAACCGTCAGCTGTCTGGAAATTAGTAGTCAGCGTTCCAGTTGGCTTTACTGTCGACTGCGCTCCGTTGTTGTTGTCTATGCACTTGTAAACTCTAGACTCGTTAGTCAAGACGTAGAAGTCAGAGTCAAATAAGTTAGTGACTTGATCATCATAGTGATCATACACCGTCCCAGATGTCCAAGAGATCTTTCTTATCATATAAGTAAGATCTTCCCTATCGATTCTCTTGCCGAAGATCATCTCTCTCTGGAAGTTGTACACGGAGTTTAAGTTATCAACTGGAGTGTCTGGGTTGTTCTCATCTGCCCAAGCTGAGTGCTTCGACGCGGCGAAGTAGTAGTTCGGATTCTGGACTGCTAGATGGTGATTCTCAGATATTGAGCTGGCGGTGAGAGCTACTGTCGCTCCCGTAGATACGTTAGCTAGCTTAAATCCAGTAGAGTTAGCGCTAGTGATGTTGTACAGACCGGCGTTTGCAACTCCGAGGAGAACTGTTCCACCGCCTTCCGTATAGTACATCACAGTATCACCGTTCTTCACGGTACTATCTCCTGTATTCGTGGCGGTTATGAAGTATGAAGTGCTATTGACTGCGCTGTTTGCATTAAAAGTAAACGTGTATATGTTCTTGAAGAACTCATCGAAGATGTTAGTTGAGATCTTATTAGAGAAGCTCTTGAGTAATATAGCGGTCATAGTTATGCCTGTGTTACTGCCCTGTCAACTACTACCAGCGGTACATTATCGAAGTGAGTGAGCACCGGCTTTCCAAACACTTTATTTCCAACTGGATGTATGACTTTATTTAAGATATCTACGTATTTATCGAGAGATCTAGAGAACTGGACCTCATATGAGTACTCTTGGTAGTACAGGTTATCGTGAATGTACATTCCGTCGCTGATCTTTCCCCTATTGTCCTCATAGAATCCAGGAGAGACGCCGATCGCGCCAAGAACTACATTTCCGTCGATGAAAGCATTAGTATTAGCTACATTATAGAGAGTTATGTTCTCTCCAGAAAGATTGTGGCCAAATCCAGAGTCCTTGATCTTAACTGAGTTCGGGATATCATTACCCCTGACCGCCCTACCTAAGAACGAGGCGTTATTTCCCTCTATATTTCCATTAGCGTCGAACTGACCATAGCTCGCGATGTAGTTGTCCCTCACCCTGACGACGACGTCGCCGTCGTAGTTCCTTCCGGGGTTCAATCCAGTTAGCCTAGTTATATGACCTACTGAGGTGATCGCGTAAGTTAGAGAGCTGTCGATGACAGTGCTTAAGTTAGCGTTCTTGATAGCCGGCCCAAAAGTTGGCGCGTTCAGCGGGATGTCTAACTTGCTGACACCAGTCAAGTAGTGTCCCGTCTCAGTTGATCCTGAGACCAAGTTAGTTCCTGGACCGAGTCTCTTTAAGTTGTGCCCGGATTCCGTCAGCGATTTAGTTATGTTGATTGCAGAGCCACCATAGGTAGCTGATAAGCTCAGCCCAAGTGAGTTAGCTGATACAGCATAGTAGTATGAGCCATTAGACAGCCCAGTGAGGGCTGTGTTTCCGGTGCTAGTGTTGTAGAACACTATGTCGTTGTTCACGATGACGTTAGTGGCGGTCGTTGTTATGAACTCACTGGTAGAGTTAACTCCGGTATTTGAGTTGAACGTCGCTGTCGTAAAGTAGTAGTTAGATGATAGCCTAAGCGACACGTCATTGGCGCCGATGACGTAGTAGTTAGTATTATTTGAGAGGCCACCAACCGCCGTGTTTCCACCGATGCAGTGGTAAGTAACGAGATCTCCATTTGCGAACTGGTTGTTCAGTATAGTTATGGTGTCGGCCGTATTTGACACGTCGGTATTGGCGTTAAAGGATACTCCTCTACCTATCAGGGCGTGACCAAACTCATTTGCACTCGCTGTCAAGTCGATTGAGGTGTATCCAGTCAAGCTGTGGCCGGTCTCCGTCAGTCCCTTAGTTAAGTTTATAGGAGTTCCAGCGCCGTATATATTGTGACCGTCCTCACTCGGCAGAGATGGGCTGAACAAGAGTATAGCTGCACCACCGAGTGATGATGACAGCTTTATTCCACCGGTGTTAGCTTGAACTACGTAGTAGTAGCTGTTATTAGCGAGAGTAGCGATAGCCGTATTACCATATGACGTAACGTACCTGACGATATCATCATTTGCGAAGCCGTGCGATGGTATAGCTATATAGTAGTCGTCGACTTCATCTATGATAGTCAGCTTTGGATTGAAAGTCTTAGGAATATATGAGTTAGCTAGCTTTAATCCAGTGCTGTTAGCTTGAATGGCGTAGTAATAGGAGTTATTAGCTAAGTTAGTCAGGGCAGTATTTCCCGTCGCTACCCTGTACCACAGGATATCGCCGTTAGCAAAAGTATTTGTCGCTATACTTATGAACTCGCTAGTAGAGTTGACTGCTGAGTTTGCGTTGAATGTCTTTGTAGTAAGAGAAGAAGAGAGCTTGACGCTTGAGTCGTTCGCTCCAGCTATGTAGTAGTATGAGCCATTAGAGAGTCCAGATAAGACTGTGTTTCCAGGAGCGCACAGGTACTTGACCAGATCTCCATTAGCGAAGTACGTGTTGTTCGCGAACTTGATGAAGTCGTACGGTGTTGATATGTGCACGTTCGGGTTGAAGTAGTGAGTCTTATCAAAAGGTATGTAGTTGATTATATCGGTGTTGTAAGTGAAGTCAACTTGGTTGCTCAGCTCAAACCCAGTGAAGTTGGCGTTGTAGCCCATCGTGTTAGCGCCGGTCGTGACCGATATGTTAGCAAACTGGGAGTACTTAGTTCCACCATCGACGATTATGAAGTTGATGAAGCCGTCAGTGACGTCGTAAGTATGGTTAATTATGCCGTTAAAGTTCGTAGTGCCGAACGTAGAGATCGAGTTCATGAACTCGCCTACTGGCTGGTAAGGTGACGCGAAGTTGACGGTGATACCGACTGGAGATCCCAAGATAAAGCTAGCCTGATCTATAGAGACAGCGTCAGAGACCAGCTGCTCTCCAACTATGAACTGACCGCTCACGTTGGTGATGTAGAGAACGTGCGATTGGTAGTTATCAACGTAGATCTTCTTATAAGAGTCGATGAAGGCTGTAGCTCCACTCGTCGCTCCAGTAACGTAGGTCTTCTCGTACTTGTAGTTATAGAAGCTATTTGAGATCTCAAAGTACTGAGGCTCTCTCCACACACCGTCGGATGGCTTTAAGATGTCCTTGGACGGGATGTAGACGTTGATGTCCTCATTGTAGAGCATCCTGAATAAGAGCTTGAGTCCCTGCTCAGATCCCTTTGACCTATACAAGTCGAGGATGTGCTCTTGTAAGAATCTCTGGTCACCCTCTATGCTCTTCGGTATATTGACGAAGTACTTCTGCCTGAAGTGAGTCAAGAAGTTATTGGCGGTAGTGTCGATGTCCCTGGTGTCAAATAGAGATCTGGTCTTATTGAGGGTATTACCCTCCTGCTCCATCCACTCGTAGTACGCCTTTAAGAACTCAATGAATACTGGTCCCTCTTCAGCATAGAACGCCGGGAACTGGTTCTCTACTAGATTAGAGATGTACTTAATTGAGTCTACCATATTATACCGTCTGAGCGATCATCGTTATGTTGATGTCATCTGAGCTGAAGAGCAGGAACGTGTTCTTGCTGATCGCAACGTCTTTGGCTGAGAGCTTAGCAGTTATGTTTATGTGATTTCCAGTATAAGAGTAGACGTTGGCTGTCACGAGAGTTGATCCGGTATAGTAGTTAACCGATCCAGCATTTTCTTCTAGCGTTATCCTATTGACTATTCCCGTAGTGCTGTCAGTCTTGTCGTAGTATATCTTTAAGTTGCCGAGACCATCATCGCCGACGTAGGCGTTGTAGGTGTTGTTACCAGATGATACGTAATTGAATACGGAGCTCTTGATAACTAGCTCATGTCCCTGCGGGAGGGAGTAGAGGCTGTTCTCGTGATAGAGAGCGTTATTAAATGAGAATGATATGGTGTTCGACTGCTGGACTGGAGGAACCCACCTCCTGGTGATCATCACTTCCGTGTCGTTTCCAAGTATACTCACATCTGAAGCGTCGATAGCTGATACCAGCTTAGAGTACGATAGGTCGCTTCCGAAGTTGGTGACGTTGGTGTTCGCGAAGTTCAGTATGGCCTGCTGGACAGCAGCCTTGAGCTGTCCAGAAGATAGTTCTGTAACTTTGGTGTTGTACTTAACTGAGCTGTTGACAGAGGCGTAGAAGAAGTCAGGATCAACGACGATCGGCTCAGTAGTTAAGTTCTTTAATGTTAAGTAGTCAACGATATCTTTCTTCAGAGAGTCAGCAATGAGAGCGATGCTACCGTACGGCTTTACTGCGATGGCGACTTTTCCGTATCTTGGGGGATCCATCTCCTCTCCGCCATATGCTGTGACTGCTTGGAATTCGGGAAACTTTGCTTTAACGAGAGTGATGTAGTCCTCTTTGGTGACAGCTCTCTCTTGAGTGTTGAAGAACCTAGGAGCGTTGAACTTAATCTCATCTACAGTCTCCCTCTCAGAGCCGTTAGCTGCAGTAGCTACAGTCGATATCGATACGCCTGAGTACCCAGCGATACTCGACGTCTTGCTGAACTTATAAGCTCCATTTCCGGCATCACCTTTGGTGTCCCTGTACTGGACCTTGACGAAGCTTCCGTTTGCCAGAGCTCTTCCGGAAGATCCGTTTCCAAACTTTACTTCGTACTGGTCTTTTCCATAACCGGTAATGAAGAAAGCATTTGACGTAGAAGTTAAGCCGTACAGCGACTCAGCGTAAGTATATGGGTAGAATGTCGAGCTAGTGTTTGACGTAGCGACGTAGACGTCAATAGATCTCGTGTCAACGTTGCCAGATCTCAAGATGTACTTGCTATTTGAGTCTACGGTGTTGAAGTACTCAGTTACTAGTATTCCCTCGTAGACCGGCGTATTAGCGCTAGCGTATATACCGTTATTTGATATAAGTATCGTGTCCTCGCCGACTAAGAAAGTATAGCTCTCGTTGTCCACCGAAGTCGCGAGCCTGTAGTTCTTTGGTATGACGACGTTGTCCGGAGTATCCAGTCCGGTATCGACTGTGATGTTGACGAACGCCTCAGATGAAGTTCTAGATCTAGGTAAGTAGTTAAGCTCTTTGGCGTGAGACACGACCGACTCTTTGAGCTGAGCTGTGTCCATGAACATCTCACTACCTATCATGTTCAAGTAGAAAGAGTTCATGTAGGTGTTGTAAGTCAATATGTCGAGCAGGACGCTGATGTTCGACGCGTCGAAGTCGAAGTCGCTGAACTGGCTCTGGCCTTTTAAGTAGGTCTTTAAGTTCTGCTTGAGCGTGTTAAAGTCAAGCTCGGATGTTGAGAGAAAGCCTGTATTTGCCATTACCTTACTCTATTGAGAATTAAGTTCAGAGTCTGTACATCTGGTGTATTTAATATGGAGAACAATATCGTAACCGAGTAGTAGTGCTCATCTGCGTTAGCTGAAACGTAGACCTCACTTAGATTTACTCTAGGCTCGAAGTTCCTTATGGTAGCTTCTATTTCTGTTTTTATCGTAAATTCAGTATCAACATTGATGTTCTCAAATAGAGATCTCCTGATACCGCTTCCAAATTTTGGGTTGAAGAACCTCTCTCCTGGATCAGTGAATATCAAGTTCTTGAGCGCTGTCTTTATTGAGTCAGAATCTTCTAGAACGTACAAGTCACCTTTAGCTCTGTTGTTGAGCTTTAAGTCGAGGTTATTGTAGAAGTCTTTGTACCTCGGGGGCGTTCTTAGTGTCTGTATGGCCATTTTTTATTTATAAGTTAGTCCTGATGTTTCTTAAGTATTGCGGAGAATATCTCTGCAGGTCATTTCCAACGCCGGCTGCCTGCTTCCATCCGGAAGAGAACACGCTCGTAGAGAAAGGAGATCTGGTGTCCTGCACCATACTCGCTGAAGCAGCTATCATAAATGGAATAGAGTGATCGCTTCTCCTAGGATCTATCATCGCAGCGGCGGCGCACCCCAGTAAGCTGGCTATCTGGCTAGCTTGACCACCGATCATCGAAGCTAGAGCTCCAGATACAGGAGGTATAGCTACGCCGATCATCACCCTAGATATGAGTGACGTCAAGCTCATTGAGGAACCAAATGATCCGAAGTTCTGCATCTGGAAGGACATAACGCCGGATCCAGCAGATGACGTCGGGTAAGTCGCTATTCTCCTAGAGAACATCTGGTCAGTGGAGATCCTAGGTGTCAGCCCCTCGCCAAAGAACGCTCTGCCCGCAAATGACGGCGGCTGCATCATCGGGTTATTGCATATGACCGACGGGGGGATTCTCTGTCCCATCGTCAGCTCAGCTAATACAGATGAAGTAGCCATGCCTCCGGTTCTAGTGAGAGCTGATGCAGCGCTGCTCAAGTTTCCAGGAGACTGTATCGCTGCTATCTCTGCGGCTATAGAACTGCCGGTAGTATTTAGAGTTCCAACAACTATCTTGATCTTACCTAGCTGAGTCAGCATGTCCGGAGTCTTGCTCTGGTTCGTTGAGGTAGCTGATGCCAGCTGAGTAGCGAACCCTATTGCATTTCTCAAGTCTTTTGAGAAGCTAGACAAGTGAGCTTGCACTGGAGTCAGCGTGTAGATCTTGTGAGTAGTGATAGTGCTGTTGGCTTCATCGACGTAGCTTTTTATCTCATTCAAGCTCGATATAACATCACCGCAGTGATCAATCTGACCTTGGCAGTTAGTGTATCCAGTAGGAGTTCCGAATGGAGCAACTATATTTGCAAGAGATAGCAGCGCGACTTGCATCTTAGCGATAGTTATCGACACTGAGTCAACGCCCGGAAAGCTCGGTATTGATCCCGCTGAGCTCAGCGATGCTGCCTGAGATAGCATAGCAGTTCCAGATAGTCCCATTGAGTAAGCTGCTCCAGCTGGGCCTAGAACGTTCGACAGAGCTCCCATCGGGCTTGATGAGAACGCGGCCACGCTTAGAAGAGCGCCAAACGCTGAGCCAGTGTGATCGGAACTTGACTGAGCTTGAGGGTAAGTGCTGTGGTCGATCTGCTTTGTCAGCGATGATAGGCCATGAGCCATGTATCCTATCTTATAGAGATCCCTAACCGACAGTATTCCCATCGGGTCCCGGACGAGATATGAGTTGTCCAGCTCAGGTATGTTAGTAACGCTAGCGACCAGCTGTAGATCATCGTAGTTGTCGATCGCTACCAGAACATAGAGAAAGTCCTCGAGAACGTCGAACCTGACCATGCCGTAGCTGGCGAACTCAGTGGCCTTAGCTGCTATGAGTGCTTTCTCAGTATCAGTCAAGTAGTAGTTAGTCTTAGTGTTCCTAAGAGCGCTCGTCTGAGGTATCAGAGTTCTAAGAGAAGTAGCTAGAGCGATAACATTAAAGGCAGTCGATACGGCGCTGTTGAAGCTCTGAGTGGAGGCCTTGTTGTCCGGATCTGAGCTCGGTCCGGACTCATGAAAGACGTTCTTGTGCTTTAGAGCGGTCGTGTCCCTGTTGATAGGAACGCCATCACCGCCAGCCCCAGTCGCCGGCTGCTGTGGAACTGGGCTCGTCGTCGGGTTGTTCTTTGGGCTAGCTTTGTAAGTGAACGTGCCGGTCGGCTGCTTGAAAGTTCCCTCGACGTCCTCGTTCTTCGCGTCAGCTATAGCTTGGACGTACGCTTGGCACGTAGTAGCCATGTACGTTGCGCTCTCTTTACTACCAGAGATATCCTCAGTAAATTTCACAGTCATTATGCAAATCCCATGTTCTTCAAGCCCTGCTCAGCGTATGATAACACCAGGCCATCTTGCCTAGAGTGGCACGATGGCTCAGCGCAGGTCCAGACCGTCTTAGCGCCAGATGTTCCAGCAGGAGCTGCCTCGACGTGACAGTGGATAGTTCCCTGATGGTTGGCCTCTAAGAACACCCTATCATAAGGTAAGTTCTCTACTATCCACTTAGCTATCATTGCCGTCTCTGCGTGACTTCTTGATGCCGATCCACAGTCTACTGCCTTTCCAATATAGTGACGAGATCCACCTTGGCCAAGCCTGATTCCATGAGAGAAGTGAATCGTTGATCCGAACTTCTCGAGAAGTGGGTCCATGATGTTGTAAGCTAAGTGCATTACGTTCTCTAAGATCTCTTTCTGCGAGTAGCCCATCTGCGTCTTCGGAAGCGTGCCGAGTCCGGGGAATCCACCTACCGTCACGCTTCTCGATAGCTTCTCACTGCTGTTGTACACGGACGTAGGCATAGCGCTCAAGTAAGGTGATGCTACTGCCTTTAGAGTATTTCCGCTTCCGTCGTATGTTAGGGAGCTGTCCGGTATAGTGCCGGCATCATCGCCCTTTGAGTAGAGAGATCCGGCTGAGGCGTTCTGGTCAGATCTAGCTTTTGCTTTTGGATCTGGCGTATCGCCCTCGTTCTGGTATATCGACATCTCGTGTGCTGACATCTTATTAGCGTTCTTTGGAAAGTTGGGAGACTCCCTCTCAGAAGTCATGTTATCGATGATGGTGTTAGCGTCTGGAAACTCTGGAGCTTCAGGTGCCTCGAACGCCGGAAGAGCCCTGAGATTATCAGTCTCAACTGAGTTGGTCGTAGCAGCAGATGGTGATCCCTTGTTTAAGTCTATAGTAGAGCCCCGGAGGTCTACTGCTCCAGTAGAGTCGAGAGTAAATGTACTCGTTGAGTTGAGCTTAGTTGAGCCGCTGAGAGTCCTGAATTGTCCAGTAGCGCTTAGGTCTATAGCTGCTGACCTGACGTCGAGCTTAGTGACCGCGTCTAAGTAAGCTGTAGCTTTGCTTGAAAGTATCAGGCTTCCAGTAGCTCTCAGCGCCATTCCAGCAGCTGCCTCAATAGCTACAGCGTCTTTAGATGAGATGTACATTCCGCTATTTGTACCGACGACAAAATCGTCTGATGAGAGCATCGTTAGCTTACCAGCATTTACCTCGTAAGTTGAGTTCTGTTTTGAGTTGATGTGAACGCTCTTTTGGCTGTAGAGGTTTATGTCCTTATCAGCTCTAGACTCTATGTTCTTTCCAGCGTCATATCGTATATCTCCAACGACTTGCGTTCTCTTGTCGCCCGCAACTGTCTCTCTCATGGCAGCTCCAGTAGTGAGAGAGATGTCCTTAACGACCTCCATCGTCTTGGCGCCATCAATCGACTCAGAGTAAGAGCCGCCGACATCGACGACCATGTCACCACCGACGTGCATGAACATGTTCTGCCCAACGTTGAAGTTCATACTTCCCTCGGTCTCGATGGTGATATCGCTGTGGCCTTTTAAGATCAACCTTCCCTGCGCAGAGATGACTCCGTCGCCTTTGTTTGCGTGTAAGCCGAAGCCCTTCTTGCCCGTAGGCATGAGGAATATAGACCCATCTACGTCAATGATGATCTGCGCGCCAGAGTGGTGAATGAGCTCAATGCTCTCAGATCCTGGAGTACCGCTTATGGTGACCCTGTTGCCTGTATCAGTCACCCACCCCTTAACGTCCTCTGAGCTGCCAACGCCTTGAGCGGTACCTGTTCCAGGACCCGTGTACACCTCAGTAGCGTCACTTGGCTTGCCGCCCTTCTTAACAGACACCTCGTACGTGTTGAACGGCGATGCCGCCATAGTGTTCCACGTCGTGCTGGCAGTTAAGCCGTCGCCCTCGCGACCGGTTACGCTCTTAGTTGCGCCCTTGTTGTCGTTAAATCCATCTTCTCTTGCCATGTTTATCCACAGTAGTTAAAGTAAGTTGCGTGCACTATCTGGTCCAGAACTCCGTCAGTTCCGGTGATCTTAGCTGTATCGGTATTCTGGGCTACTATCTTCAGTATATTATATATGACGACTTTCTGTCTAGTAGTCATGTAGAACTTCGGGTCCCTCTTGTTCTTCTCATGAATGAAAGTATCGAGGCCGCCGACGAGAATGACCGTAGCGCTGTCCGGTGATGGGTCGCTCAGCTTGTATATCGTGCCGTTCAAGTCAAGCACGAAGTTAGCGCTGAGCGACTGGATATCCACGTCCTCGTTCCTCAGAGTCTTAGTCGTGGAGAACTCTATGTTAGATGATCTCGCGACGAAAGCTGGACCAACGACTTCCATTATCAGTTCGTCCTCTTATCAATTGGAGTGTACTTGATGCTGCTGTAGAGCTTCTGGGCAGCCTCAATTCTAGGAGGGAATGTCTTGTTATTTGTATCTATATAAGTTCTCTTGTAGCATGCTGGTCTCTCATAGAAGCACATCGCCTGAGTAGCCTCCATGACATTCCTAGCGGCCATGATTCTCTTGAAAGCTTTGTTCTCGCACGTCATGAGCTCTCCCCACATGAAGGAGATCTGCTGGTCTAGAGTAGGGTGATCGCCGTACTCTCTGAACATCTTCTGTGGCCTACCGCTGTTTGTATTCCAAGAGCATATTCCGTACGTCTTACCACCATCCGTATCGATGGCAGCTTTGCTGAACCCAGCATTTGGATTGCACTGGCTCTCTGCTATGATGTTACCGAGTATACCGCACGCCTGCGCGTGAACGTCACCACCTGACTGACCGCTCTTCTCTATGAGATCGCGTATCATGTTGTAAGCTTTCTCGACGTTGCTATTTCCGGGGAGATTAACTGACGTAGATGTTGTTCCCGGAGAGTCAGTAGTTGAGCTGCCAGTTCCAGAGTCTCCGGGTGATCCTGGAGACTCAGCTCCATTTCTCGGAATTGACGTTGAAGCGGAGCCGGCTCCACCGTCAATAACTCCGAGAATGACTGGCTGCTGACAGTCATCGCCGTCTGCGAAGAATCCGAAGACCCACGTTCCGTTAACTAGACCGTGCGACATGCTGCCGCCTGATGTATGGCCGCCTGTCGTTGGGTACAATACCAGAGCTGGTTGTAGATCTCCATCTGAGACATCGGTTATGTCATCGGCGCGATGGACGCCGAATATCCTAACGCGAACTCTGTTCTTGTCACCGAAGCTGTCCTTGACGACGCCGATGAACCACTTGAACTGGTCTCCGTAGAAGTCCTCATTTATCATGCTGTCACCTGTGGATTTCCAAATGCTGGTGAAGCTGAGTCAGGAGCGAAGAGCGTCTTCTCGAATAGTGAGTTCAAGTAAGAGTCCTTGTTGATCTTGAGAACTGTTACTGTATCGCCATTCACTCTGAGAGTATTCTTTATCTCACATATGGTGAACAGCCCAGATATGTACTTCTCGTCATCGATAGTCTGGAATCCGTGCACGTCCGGCAAGTTCAAGTAGATCAGGTCTCCTGGCCTCAAGAGAAAGTCAGTCGGTATCGATATGGTCAAGTTGATCTGGCCATAAGCAAAGAGCGATCTAGTTCCCCTGCCCCACTTATCCCTCAAGCTCGGCTGGTTCAAGTCATCGTAGTTGTTGATGATGTACTTTGTCCTAGGCGCCGTCTCATCTCTATCATCGAAGTCGATGACGTCGTCTATGTAAGGTTGCGTGTTCAGCTTATTTACATATAGGCTATTGAATGAATCCCTCAGAGACGTCTTAGTTATCTTGTGGTCTTTCTGGAGCATGTTGATCTCAACGTACTCATTCTCAAAGTAACCACCTATGATCTTCTCTAGTCCAGCATATCTCTTGTTAAGCTTTACGCTGAGCACCGACCTAGCCTCGCTGAACCCCCTAGACATCAAGCTCTTCATCTGGGCTGGGCTGTTCCTCACAGCCTCAATGTTAGATATGTAGAAGTAGGGCTGAACTGCAGCTGAGTTTATTGCGGCTTCGTCCAGAGCTCCCCTGAAAGATGGTCTCTGTAGGGCTTTGAACACGAACCCCGGCTTCATGCTACCACCCTCAAAGCCATCGCCCGCGGCCATGCTCTCAAAGAACATGTGGGTGTAGTGCTTCTCTGACTCAGCTGAGACAGCGAACTTGCACATCCAATTGAGAGCGGCAAATGGCCTGAGCAAGGGAACTACGAGGTCCCTCGACTTCTTAGTGTCAGCCAGTATGTTCAGCTTCTTGTCGGACTTTAAGTACTCAGTTACTATGGACTCTATCATCTTCTCAATAGTGTCTTTGTATGCTTTTGAGATCTTGGTCTTAGCGTTAACGAAAGCCTCGACGCTGTCGAGCTGCATCACGTAAGCCATGGACCTGCCGGCATCATCTACGACGATCTTCTCAACGCTAACTATAACGAACTTAAGCTCAAACTTCTGTCTCTCATTTGGCTCAATTCCAGAATCTTGATCTAGAGTTATAGTGACGTACTCTTCATTTGATATCGGGTAGTTGCCGAGTATGTTGATGAGGTCGTTTATGACCAACTCAGCTTTTATGATAGGAGAGAACACCGACTGGTATATGTTCAGCTCCATGACCTGCGGCATGATCCCCATTGGATCCCCGCCGTTGAACTTGGTCATCTGTATATCGACTACCCTAGCTGTGAAGGGATTTGCACTATCAGTCATTTATTGAATATGCTCGCGAGTTCTCTTGTCAGCTGTGGTAGGTATATTGGAGATAGCAAGTTGATAACTCTCTTTGAGTCGTTCTGTTCAACTTCGTAGTCGTAAGTGTAGACCGGAGTCCATCCGGACCTGTCAGTTGGAGATAGAGTATTGTAAGTAGTAGTGCTTAGGGTCCACGACTTACGAGCGATGTCTAGATCTGACTCTCCACCAACTCCAGTATACTCGTAGTGCTCTATTTGGCTCTGCAGCTCATATATAGTCTTTGAGTACTTGTTCTCTAAGTACTTCTTCAGATCATTATCGCTGAGAGGCCAGTCATAGTATGGGTCAACGACGCTGTTGCTGAAGAACACCACCCAGTCTTTAGTCGGATCTTCATACACTTCAGCAGCTACGTTATCTGGCCTCTGACCTTCCTTCACTATATAAGTGTAGAAAGCATCGGTCTTCTTGAAGATGTCCGTTATTATAGCGGCCCTCAAGATGATGTTCCTAGTAGTCGAGTTGAAGTAGTTTATCTTTGGAAAGCTACCGAAGTACGCCATCAGAACCTCGTACTTCCAGCAGGAGCTTGACCGCTTGGACCTAGACCGGAGAATGACTCTCTCGTCTTCATGTCTATCTCACCGAACTGCAGCTGCAGCTCAATGAATGATGGGTAACCCCCCTTGTAAACAGCAACTCCCTGCGGAGAGTTATTCACCTGCATGTCTTGCAGAAATGAGAAGTCTATCTTAGGATATCCCTCGTAGTCCAGACCGGCAAACTGCACGGTGAATAAGTTCGGGTAGTCGAGAGCGAATCCCTTGCCAGTAGCGTTGTAAGTAGGATGCATCCTGAGCTTTAGCATGTTTATAATGTCGTTTATTCTCCTGCTCTGCGCTTGGTTCCTAGGGGACATCTTGAAAGCGAGAGAGAAAGATCTCATGTTCATCTTGTTGAAGATAAGAGCTGTGTGAGGGTTCCTAGTTACTCCACCATAAGCCGAAGCGAACGGGAGCGCAGCTGCTCCAGCAACACCGCCTTTTGCTAGAGCATCAGTTACGTGAGCTCCAGCTTTTATTCCCATAGCAGCCATGATTCCTGAGATAGCTACACCACCAGCTGCAGCTGCCCCGACCATCTCCACCATCGATGATCCAGCAATCCCGCGCTTCATTATGTCGATCGACGTACCTATCTCACCTAGATCAAAGGACTGGATATCAGCTGAGTAGTGATCATTTGGTAAGTTCTCAGGAAGTGGAAGAAAGTAGTAGTTCTCGACAGTTCTCTTAGCACTAGACCCCGGAACTTCCCTTGAGTACTTGTACTCAGTTATTCGAGTGTAGTATTTAGACTTGTCGTCCCTGTAGTCGTATGTCGACATCGGCCGGTATTCCTATAAATACAGTGTACAGTTATATTTATAGCGAGAATAGATGTCTTACAAAGGAAAGTTCAAGCCAAAGTTCCCGCAGAAGTACATCGGAGACGTGAGCAACATAATCTACAGGAGCTTATGGGAGCTCAGACTCATGAGGTACTTTGACAGCCACACGAGTGTTATAAAGTGGGGCTCAGAAGAAGTCGTGATACCTTACAGGTCCCCAGTCGACAACAGGATACACAGGTACTTTCCGGACTTCTATGTCCAGATGAGAACTAACGAAGACAAGATAAATACTCTTATCATAGAAGTAAAGCCGTACGCACAGACCCTAGAGCCAGTCAGAAAAAGCGAGAGGTCTAGAAAGTACATCAATGAGGTACTCACTTACGGCGTCAATCAAGCTAAGTGGAGAGCTGCCACCGAGTTCTGTAGAGACAGGAACTGGGAGTTCAAGATCATGACTGAGAAAGACATAGGTGTTAAGTAATGCCATTATTTGCTGACATACTCGAGCAAGGCAGGACGAGCTTCGCGAGGCCGGGGTTCTTGGACTCTAGAGATTGGTTCAGAGAGAAAGCTAGGGAAGTAGCTAGAGTCAACGAGAAGAAGCTCGTCGCTGGTCACACTGAGCTCCAGAGAACGAAGCCGATGCCGGGGTACATGTACATGTTCGCCTACGACGCTAAGCACAAAGACACTCTGCCCTACTACGATAAGTTCCCACTCGTGTTTCCATTCTCAGTTGACGCCGATGGGTTCTTGGGAATGAACCTCCACTACCTACCTCACCTTCTCAGGGCTAGGTTGATGGACGCTCTCTATGATCTGTCAACTAACCAGAAGTTCGATGAGAAGACCAAGCTCAGGATGTCGTACGACCTGCTCAACGGCTCAGCTAAGTATAAATACTTTAGACCGTGCGTAAAGAGGTACCTCTTCTCGCAGCTTCAGACTAGGTTCCTCTTAGTTCCATCGAACGAGTGGGATATAGCGCTGTTCCTGCCACTTGAGAGATTCACTGTCAACAAGAGGCAGGTATACTCAGACTCACAGAACAAAATAAGAAGAGCATAATGGCGTTCTCAATAAATGACATAACAAGCGCTATAAGCGCTCTCGGCGGGTTGGCTAAGCCATCTCACTTCTACGTATCCATAACACCTCCGGCATCTCTAATTGGAAATGAGTACTCTAGGCAAGCTAGCTTTTTCTGCGATGCGGCTTCTCTTCCGGGACTCAGCTATGGAACTCAGAACGTCAAGACTCCCGGATACGGCACGACGGAGAAGAGACCGCTGAGCGCGGACTTCAATGATGTCCAGCTTTCTTTCATGATAGACGCTAAGGGAAGCGTCATTGAGTTCTTCACAAAGTGGATGGCTCTGATTAATAACTGGAGTAGAATTGGTGTCGGCGTAGCTAACTCTTCAGGCCTCGACTACGGTGAGTGGTCATGGCCAGAGGAGTACGAGGGAACTGTGGACATTCACTTCATGACTCCCGATAGTAAAGACATCACCGTCTACACTCTAGTGCACGCGTTCCCAGTTCAGATGGGAGATGTTGGAGTTGGATGGGAGCAGAACGACTCACTCGCTAGGCTCCCAATTGTGATGGCCTACAATACTTGGAACACGAAGAGCGTACCTAACTCGACTGTACCGCAGACATCGCAGAGTCAGAGTAACTTACCTAAGATAGACCAGAGATTAGCTCCGGGATACAATAAAGATAATTTTTAATGTGATGAGGATATACTATGCCGTTACCAGAGATTAAGCACCCAGTATACAAGCTGGTAGTACCTTCTACAAATAAGACGATATCTTTTAGACCGTACACCGTTCAGGAAGAGAAGCTCCTGTTGATGGTGAGGATGTCAGATGACTTAGAGGAGGTCATCTCCTGCTTAAAGCAGATCATACGCAACTGCGTATTCGATGACATCGACGTAGATAAGCTAGCGATCTTTGATATCGAGTACATATTCGTCAACTTGAGAAAAGTGTCCATCAGTAATGAGGTGGATATGTTCTTAGAGAATGATGGAAAGAGAGTGCCGTTCAAGATAGACCTAGGGCAAGTTAAAGTCAAGTTCAAAGAAGGTCACAGCAGCATAATAAAGATCAACGATAGCATCTCAATAAAGATGCGCTACCCAAACTTGAGTCAAGTTATATCTCTAGAAGAAGACGATTCTGATCCAGATAAAGTCTTCTCGGTGTTTATCGACTGCATAGTCAGCGTTATGGATGACAATAAAGTCTACAGCGACTTTACTAAAGATGAGCTAGAGACATTCATCTTATCACTTCCAATGGAGAATACAGCGAAGATGACTGAGTTCTTCAAGTCAATGCCCGTCGTAGAACTTGACTCGGAAGTTCTCATGCCGGACGGAACTAAGAAGGAGGTCAAGCTGAGTGGGCTCAAAGATTTTTTTACACTTTAACTGGGTACAGCAGCGTGGCCCTCTTTTATAAAATAGAGTTCGCGCTGGTGCATCATCATAAATACTCAATAGCTGACTTGAATAATCTGTACCCCTATGAGAGGGACATCTACGTTGAGATGATATCGCAATATGTCGAGGAACAGAATAAGAAAAGACAGGGCTGATGGCAAACGACAACTCAGATATTCTAAAAGCGATCATTGAGAAGAGCGAGGGAAAGAACCTCCGCGCAGTCGCGGCAGCTCAAGAAGAGCTGATAGCGCTCAAGACCAGAAAAGCCCAGATCGGAGCTGCGCTGGCTACACCTGCATCTAAAGTAATGGCATCTTCTACTACCAGCTTAGCTCCGGAGTCGGATGTAGCTAAGAATATAGGTGATCTTAGAAAAGATCAAATTGTCATAAGAGATGAGATAAAGAAAGCTAGAACTACTCTCGACGCGATACTGTCATCTAACCAGAAGTACTACGAGTCCAACAACGAGCTTCTTAATCGCTTACTCACGACCAGCAATCTAGCTCAGACCAGAGCAGCTGAGCAGTTAAAGCAGAGCCAGTCTAAGACTGGATTCTCTTCAACTGGAGCTGGAGCATCTGGAAGTTCTGGTGGTCAAGGAGACGATAGCGGTAGTGGAGGAGGATTCGGTGGTCTGCTATCAGGTCTAGCTGGAATTGGCACTAGCTTGTTTGGAGGACGCTCCCCTAAAGTAGAAGAGCCAAAGACAAAAGTTAGACCCGGAAGCAAAGCTGGCAAAGGTGAAGTTCACTTAGACAAGAACGGAAAGCCGCTGAGAGGCGCTGCGCTCGAGTCTAGAAAGATGAAGCTCGGTGCTGGTAGGGGAAAGTTCAGCAAGTTCGCTAGCGCTATTGGTGCTGGAGCTAAGTTCGTCGGAAAGAAAGCAGCTATACTCGCTGCGTTCGCGGCAGCTGGCCTCGGTGTAGAGTTCGCTCTAGCCTACTATAGCGAGAATGATCCCGAGAAGAGAAAAGAGATGCTATCATCGGCAGTAGAGACTGCTGGTGATGCTGGTCAGAAGCTGCTGGACACTCTAAAAAGTCTAGGAGAAGATGCTACCGTTCTAGAAGGACTTGGAGTAGCTGCAGTCGTAGCTGCACCTTTCGCTATAGAGAGCTTAGCTACTACAGTAGAGAATACAGTTAAACCCGAGCCAAAGCCTGAAGTAAAGCCTGAAGTAAAGCCTGAAGTAAAGCCTGAAGTAAAGCCTGAAGTAAAGCCTGAAGTAAAGCCTGAAGCACCGAAATCAGCTGAGACCAACGTCGCTAAGACCGCAGCTAAAGATGCTGAAGCAACTACAGCTAAGAAAGTGGAGAGCGGAGTAGCAAAGAAAGTAGCTAAGACCGTCACCAAGAAGAGTGAGCAGGAGATAGCTACAGTAGCTGCAAAGCTAGCGGCAAAGAAGGGCATAGGCTCAGCTCTAAGAAAGATACCAATTGCTGGAGCTCTAGTTGGTCTGGGATTTGGCTTGTCTAGGGTCTTAGGTTCAGGCGACTGGGTCGGAGCTGGAATGGACCTGCTGTCGGGTGTTGCTGGAGCTATACCTGGAGCTGGAACTGCCGCGTCGATCGGAGTCGACATAGCTAGCTTTGCTAGAGATCTCTATGCTGAGATATATCAAGATGAAGACGGCAGCCCGCTATACCCTGAATCGGATCCTGACGCAAAAGAGAGATTAAGTGGCATCACGGCCGCGGCGGAGCAGGCGCTGAGAAGTCTGTGGTCAGCATCTCCTGACTCTGAGAAGAAGCCAATGAGTGACTTAGAGAGGGGAATGGACAACGCTAAAAACGCAGAGTTCGACCCGAGCACCGGAAGAAAGCTCTCTAAAGAAGAGGTCGACAAAAAGAACCAAGCTGCTCAGGGAGCTCCAGTATATGATGCTATGGGTAACTTCACTGGACTTTATGAATCTCCAGAAGACAACAGCGCATCGCTTGACCAGCAGCAAGCTCAGCGCGGAAACTTAGCTGACAAAGGAGATTTCAGGGCGAGAGGTCGCGGTAGAGTTGATCGCGAGTCCGGAGCTAGAAGAAAGCTCAATTCAGGAAACGTAGAGAAGGGCAGCTTCGAAGAGAGCATTCTAAAAGAGCAAGCAAAGCAAGAAGAAGATACTATCAAGTCTCTAAACATGATCGACGACTTCGCTATGAGAATGGGAATTCCCGAGCAAGACCACCACGCTTCTCTCTTAGGTAACGTTCCGGTCATGATCGATGACAAGAAAGTGCCAGAAGAGCTGTACACGGCTGACCAGAAGAAAGCTATAGAAGCAGCTAGGAAGATGAAAGAGATCAACGAAGATCCGGCAGCTTACTTCAAAGCTCATCCAGAAGAGCTGCAGCAAGATGACGACTTAGTTCCAGCTCAGAAGACATCAGCGTCAGCTCTGCAGAACTTGAACAGGGACAGGCAAGATGGGGGGTCCACTACCATCATCAAGCAGGGTGATACTATAAACAACGTCAATCATGGAAATGCCGGAGGCGGTGGATCCTCCGGCATCATTACTCCTACAAAAGAACCGGACCCGTGGGATAATACCCTATACGGTACTTACGCTTTTGGCGCTTAGTCCTTAGCCAGCTTCTTGAAGAAGCTGAGGTCGTCGTCCTCGTCATCCCACGGTGCGGAAGCTACCGGAGCTGCCTTTGGCTCAGCTGACTTCTGCGGAGCTGGGAACGCCTCCTCATCGCGGTAAGAAGTCTTAGGAGCGCTGTCAGCTACACCGAGAGCCCGCTCGAGGCGCGCTTTGAGCTCCTCGTAAGACTTGAAGTTCTTTGGATCGATGAGCTCTTGAAGTGAGTGCTCACTCTTCCAAACATTCTCAAGTGCCTCATCATCATCGAGAAGTGGGCCGGCTTTGTCGAACTCCGACTTGTCGTAGTTGCGGTAGTCAGCTACGTTGCGGATCTTCAACTTGAAGTTAGCGCCCTCCCAGAGATCAAATGGGTTGATCGGCTTCTCATCGCTGAACTGTGGGTGCATGGCCTCGTTGATCTTATCGAAGATCTTCTTGCCGTACTTGTAGATGAACACCTTGCCCTCGTTCTCAGGGCGAGTTGGGTCCTTAACTACGTAGATGTTTGAGTAGTAAGAGAGGCGGCGCTTCTGCTTGCGGACTATCTCTTTATTAGCCTCAATCCCGGAGTTCCAGAGCTTCGTGTTGTACTCGGAGACGGGGTCGGGCTTCCCGAGGGTGGTAAGCGAACGCTCGATATACCAACCTCCATCACCTTGGAACCCATGGTCCCAAATGCGAACAAAGGGAACGTCTTCCCCAGCTGGAGCTGGAAGAAAACGAATGACCGCATAGCCGTTGCCGGCTTTGTCGACGTCTGGTTTCCACTGGTTCTTGTCATCACCGCTGTCCTGGTAGTTCTGGTTGACTTTGGTCAACTCTGCAGTCAGCTTATCAAAGTTTGACTTGCGATTTTGCTTGAGGGCTTCGAATGTATTAGTCATGTGTATTCTCCATGTGCGTTGTATTTTGCGATGTATTACCCTTAAACTTATTTTTAAGGATAGCACAATATTTATCTCTCTCATAACTCATGAAAGGATGTAGTTTCCTGCAGCTCATGGCAATCTGAGGCCATAATACTGGATCGGTGATCTGCTTGTTCCAAGAAGAGAAGAATCTCACGCAGTCTTGAATAATAATAAATGACTCTCTCATTATCTTCTTGCGAACAAGCAGATTTAGTAGGTGGGGGTACCCACCATCTGGTACTTGGAAGTTCTCGTCAAAGTCCTCCAATAGATTATCTATATCACACTCGAACAAATATGTCAACGACTGTTTTCGCCTCAGGTACTCGTTGTACGCTAGCTGCTTGTCAGTGCTGAATAGGTCGCCTACCCAGAGCTTCTTTCCATCCACGAAGTTCGACACTAAGAAAGTCAGGGGGTCCTCGTGCTTTGAGAGCTTATAGAACATGTACTTGTCCTTGCGACTCTCAAATGTGGACTCCGAAGCGCGCGTCTTTCCATTGTACTTAAAGTAGTCGTAGTCGGTCGTGAAGTGCATGCTTATGGCGTTGTAAAGCTTGTATGCTTCAAAAGGTGTCATTGCTCATTCTGATCGCTAGTGTGTGACGCTCAATCTCCCATAAGTAGCTGTAGGGAGTGTCCTTGTAGTTCTCGAACCACGGACCGCCATCGGTGTAGTGAATGGCCTTTGGGTTCTCTAGGTGGTAGTAGTTGTCTAGGCAGTTCCAGTCGAGAGGAATGGATCCTATGCTTGGAGCCCAGAGTAGCTGGTGCATCTCCCTCCCCGGATTATGCGTGTTAACGTACTCAGGTGTCAGCATCCTGCACTCAGCGCAGTTGAACAGCATCAAGCTCGCCCAGTTCTTTCTCCACATCGAGTGCTGGCTCACACCGTCCATCTTTATCTCCGTATGGGGAAGGTAAGTCGGGTGCTTCACGACGCTGACTGGGTGCTCTCTCAGCTCTGGGTAGTGTCGAAGTAAGTTCTCTGGATCTTCGAGAAAGATAAAGTCGCAGTCGACGAACAGGGCCCATCCAGTGTAGTTGTTCAAGTAGGGCACCATGAATCGAGTATAGGTGAAGTCGGTCGACTGAGTAGCTTCTCGAGGACGAGTAAACTCAGGTATACCAGCGCTCATGAGCTTGTTGACTTTAGCAGAAGAGCGTATCTCTATTGAGCTAGCGCATACATCATATGCTAGCTGCTCTCTCGGATCGTGCCCTACGTAGATCTTTAATGTACTCATCTCTATCACTCTTTATCTCATCTAAGCTCCAGAAGCTCCCATCGCACCATGGAAATTGCCAGTAAGCCAACTTCTTCGTTGCAGTGTGTATAGTCATCGGTACTCCAAAGAGCCTAGCTATCCAAGCGCAGCTTCCCTGATAGCCGATGAAGTACTTGCACTTCTCGAAGCTCTTGAAAGCTTCATCTATTGGAGTCCTGTAGTCGACTATCTTGTACTTTCTCTCTAGTTCTTCCCACTCTTCTTTATCAAGTCCATCTTTGAAGGACTTTCCGATCTCAGCTAGACTCTTTTGATTTCTAATCGGAGAGCAAACTAGAGTATCTACTGGATCTACTTTGACTTCTGGAAAGTATATGTTATGCAAGATCTGCTGTGGATCCATGATCTTGATGTCATAGTTA